GGCAAACTAGGACATAGATCATGGTACTGGGGTAAAGACTTGGATACCTCCAATGTCAGTGATCAAGTTCCAGATGACGCAGCTTTTCTCCTTGTCGACGTTGATTATTATCTTGACATGAATGCCTTTTTAGCCAATAGCGAAGCACGACCAGTGTTGATGTACACTTTTGACCCTAGTACAGCCGGAGCAGCTCGAAAGGACTACTCCTATCATTTTGATGGTGATAACTTTGTCCATTACTCAGTGAATGGTGGAGGAAACTACGAACACCAACTGTGGAGATATGAAGAGAATGTTTACTGCACTAAGAAATTCCTCGGAATTCCTTATTCCAGTTGTGCCTATCATGTTGAGCGCAAACAGGTAGATGAAGACCATGTTGTCCTATTCTTCGTTCCCCAGAAAAGCTGGGGTATGTTGATTCAACCCTTAATCGCATTAGTGCAAGGCTTCGGCGACGCACTTAAGAGGTTTGAACCAGTGATTGAGAATGACGGATTTAAGATGATACGCGTGGATTACCAGAAAGAAACACCAGTCACTTCGGTTGGTGTTCTAGGATCCACTTTCACTACCACCATGCCTACCCATGACTTCCTGAATGTTGTAGGGCGATTTTCGACACAGAAATCAGTCGTTACTGCTGGAGCTATACAATCATATCTGCTTACATTGGGATATGATAAACACTTACCAGCTTCACCTCTCGCGGAGTACGTTTCAAACATAGGATACCAAGGCATAACACCACCTAAGACGTTTACAGACATGCATCATTACACAGCTATCGATCCCAACGATCCTGTGCTAGGAAAACCAGCTATGCATCCACTTGGTGGATGCCCAGCAGGCCCTTCCTACGCACCGACGAAATCGGCAGCTAATGATAAAGTTTGTATCCAGAATAGGTTGATAAATGTACAACAGAACACCTACCCAGATAGCGAAGATGCTAGATACGTAGATGAATTTGTAGATTTGTTGATCGGACCTTATCGACACACTGGCATTCCTGTCACAGTCCCAGAGGTCCTTGAGAAACAAAACAAACCCTCCCAACGGGCTATTTATGAAAACTCTAAGAACCGAGGTTTAGGGAAAGCAACGACACAAGCATTTCAGAAAGCTGAGATTTACAAGGAATTCAAAGCACCAAGAAACATATCGACTGTTCCTGGTGAAGTGAAAATACCGTATTCTCAGTTCCTATATTCTTTTTCAGAAGGAATATTGAAGAAATGTAGCTGGTATGCCTTCGGAAAAACCCCCAAAGAAATCGCCGAAAAGGTCGCTGAGATATGTCTCCAAGCTTCCGACCTCAACGTGTCAGTTGAGGGTAGTGACGGTAGTAAATGGGATGGACATTTTAGTGGATCACTGAGACACCTAGAACGAATGATCTTGCTGAATTACTTCGCTCCAGAATATCACGACGAACTGCTTGAGCTCCATGGCTCAGTATTTCGTGCCACAGGATATACTGCGACCGGACTTGTCTATGAGACAGGGTTCAGCAAGCTCTCAGGAGAACCAGGAACTTCAGCATTTAATAGTGTTGGAAACAAATTCATTGCTTACATAGCTGCTAGAAAATTAGGATACGACGAGACAACCTCCATGAATATGCCTGGAATATATGGAGGAGATGATGGTCTCACAATTGGATTAGTACCAGCCCTGTCACTGAAGAAAGCTGCACGCAAAGTAGGACAAGACTACAAAGCAGAAACCTTCGTGCGAGGAGAACCAGTTGAATTCCTTGCCAGACGATTCACCCCAGCCGTCTGGTCTGGACAACCAGATTCCACCTGTTGTATAGCGAGATCATTACTCTCACTTTTTAGCACTGACAAAGATAACATGCCTAAGAAGGATAAGCTAAGTCTGAAAGCTTATGCGTTATCTTTGACAGATGCAAACACGCCAATCATTGGAAAACTCTGCCACAAAATCCTACAGTTACATGGACCAAAAACTAAGGATGCGAGAGAAGTTAGTTGGTGGGCACGATATGGAGAAGAAGTTCAATTCCCTAACCATGCCGACGGCGTAGATCCGAACAAACATGATCTACCACCTAATTTCAACTGCGACGAATTTATGTCGTATTTGGATAAGTGTGACACAATTGAGGACATCATGGCCATGCAACCTTTTTGTGTGTTAGAAGAGACAATCCCAGTAGGGCTCATTGGTGAAACATTTCAAAGTGATGTAACCAAAGATGACAAACATACTACGGGAGCGGACACTGCTAACTTCAAAGAGAAGCAAGAGCCATTGGTTGAACCGAACTACACTCCAATTCTGAGCACACTCTTCTCAACAGTCAGAGCCAAAT